CGCCCCCACCCTTCAGCTCGTCGTGGACAGACGTCCGCAGGGCATCGAGCACGCGGTCGACATCGGCTTTCGACAGGCTGGTGGCTTCCGCGATGCGGGCCGTGGCTTCAGCATAGGTCAAGATGCTTCTCCTTTGGGCCGCAGCGCCAGCGCCGCATCGAACTCAGCCTGAGTGAGATCAGCCAGGCCGGAATCCGTCACGATCAAGGTCAGCGACAGGTTCGCTTCGGGAGCCGCGTTGACAGCTTCGAGCACCTTCCAAGCGCGATCACGCTCACGGGCGGTGATCTGGAAACCCAGCACCTTCTCCAGCACCTTCACATTCGGCGCACCGTTCGCTCCGAAACTGTCGGCCTGCAATGCGCCAATGGCGGCGATGATCTTCGCGGGCTTGTCTTGAGGCGGCGCGCCATTCGAGGCCGTGTTATCCACGGGCTCGGCAGTGCCCTCGTCATGGGTCATAGCCTTGAGCTCGAGCAGCGGCTCGGCATCGGACTCGGTCATCCAGAGATGATCACCTGCCTCATAGGGCTTGCCGTCATGCTTGATGCGGCGCATCGCCTGGAAGCGCTTTTTTTGCAGATCGGTCATCAGACGTTCCCCCTAGAGAATTGCGTTTTCGAAGAGGAAGCCCGTCTGGGGAGCCATCACATGCTCCTCGACAAACTCACCCGCGCGCACCGTGGTGCCGCCGAGCAGGCCTCCGCCCTTGGGGTTCTTGAAGCGACCCGCGACCATGGCCTTGCTTCCGCCATTGGCGCGCCACTCCGCCGTGAAGCCCCAGGTGGGTTGCGTGCCCTTGTTCTGGGCGGCGCGATTGCGGTGCAGGAGCGCAAAGAACTTGCCCCAGACGCGGTCGTAAGCGCCCACCTGACCCTTGCGGGCTGTGTTGAAGAAGCTGTCGCCGACGAGAACTTCATCGAGCTCGAACAGGTCCGCCATCTGCTGGCGGGTGATCTTGCCGCGCTTGGCCCCTGTTGCCATGACACCTTCGACGAGGACCGGGTGCATCGACAGCTTCGTGAAGACCTTCCGGCCCATCACGGCAATGTTCGGGCGGGCGATAAAGGTGCTGTCACAAGCATCCGAGACATCGGTCAGCGGATCGGAGTTATCGTAATCCGACCACTGCGACGTACCCGCCAGCGTCTGGGTATTGCCCGCATAGTTCGCCGAGCTCTGAACCACACCGGCAACACGAAGCTCCCGGTCAAGCTGGACAAGCTGGGTCAACCCTTCGACAGCACGCGCCTCGGGATCGTAGCTGCTTCGCTTGTTGCGCTTCTGGGCCTTGGCCGCCGCAATATCACGCTCCGGCACTGTGCTGTCGAGACCACGATCGACGACTTTCGCGGTCCGCTCTTCGGCCGAGAACTCGACTTCGTTCGGCGCACCGCGTCGACCGATCGTCGTGTCGGGGACGGTGAAGACTTCCTCCGGCGGGAAGTAGTCATACTCATAGAGCTGATCGCCAACGTCGACGCGCGGCATCACCTGATCGGCAATCAGCGTCACATCGGGGTTGTGGTAGTTGACGGCCATCGCGGTCAGCGCGGCGTCGATGACGAAGGGTTCGCCTGCCATTGTCTCTTACTCCCCTCAGGCTGCCGTGTGGCGCCCGGGCATGATTTCGATGATGTCGCCGTCCGCGTCCGCGTTGGCATAAGCCCAGCCGACAGCCACGTTTCCGGTGGCGGCGGCAACCGCCTTGCCGTTCGCGTCAGCCGTAACGGATGCGCCCGCCGCGATCGCGCCGCCAGCCTCGACCTCGGGCAAACCGCAAAGCACGACCTCGACCCGGTCGCCCGAGGCCGCATCGGCTGCATTGTCGGACACGCCGATGGAAAGGTCGCTCGCAGCAGAAGCCTGAACGGGCTTGCCGTTGCCGTCGTATTTGACAATCCGGCGCTTGGTGATCGCGGCACCCGCAATCATGGTCTTCACGATCATGCGGTTCATGCCGCGTCTCCTGCTTCGTCTTCGGCCAGGCGGACGGCCTCCGCGAAGGAAAGACTGTCGTCTTCCTTCTGGAGCGCCTTGGCGCGTTTGGAGAGGGCGTCGGGATCGCCCGCATCGACCTCGCTCGATTGATCGGGCGCGGAACGTTCGGAGAGATCGATCACCGGCCGCGCGCCTTCGAAGAGCTTTTCAAAGCCCTTCAAAGAGTCTTCGGTCTTGCCGTCCGAGAAGGAGAGCGGCTCATCCGCTCCCGCGAGTTTGCGGTGGATGGCCGCGACCGTCTCGCGTTTGGCGGGGGCAAGGCAGCCTTTTTCGATCAGGCTGTCCGCGAAATCGAAGGACGACGCTTCAGCAGCTGCCGCATCCTTCGCCGCCTGGGCGTCCTCGCGTGTTTTCAGGTCGGCCAGGCGGCGGTCGATATCCGCCTCGCGTTCCGCGAAATCGGCCGGGGGTGTATCTTTGGGCACGGGCTGCGCCTCCTTCAGTTCAGGCTTGGGTTCGGAAAATGCCGGGGCGTCATCGTCGTCGCGCATCGCGTCGCGGGACGCGCTTTCGACACTGTCGATCAGGTAGGCAGGGATTACGCGGTCGGCAGTTTCGGTGCCGCTTTGGTCGATGATCCAGTCCCGCAGTCCCCGCATGAAATTCTTCACGCCCCACCAACCGGCCCAGTCACTCTCGCTGAACTCGATGGTGACGACGTCGTCATCTTCGGACAGCTCGAGAGGAATGAGGCCGCGAATGGCTGGCACCTGCGCGCCCAGCACGCCGACATGGCGCAGGGCTTCATGCTCGGGGGTCGGGTTTGTTTTTCCGCCCTTGGGATAGATGCTGATCGAGACACGCTTGTAGCGTCCGTCGCGCACGGCCTCCGCCAGATCGGTCGAGAACTGACTGACTTCACCCCACAGACCGGATGTCTCGTCGAATTCGAGGGCATCGACCCAGCCATGAGCTGGCGCGCCATCCTTCGGGTGTCCGAGAACGAGCGGGGCCTTGTCGCTGCCGGGCCGGTAGTTCTCCGCCAAACCCTTCAGCCGCTCAGCTGAAAGGGTAGCGGTGCGGCCATGGGCGTCGCGGTAGGTGCCGGGTCGGGCGAGGTGAATGCGTGCTGTGGTCATGAGCGGACCATGGCTCATGCAAAGCCGACACATAACCTGAAAGCCCTTTCAGGCCCGATAGGCGCGCGGTCATTTTGCGAGATAGCGCTCGCCTTGATCGAGGCAGAAGGTGTGCCTGCGCTCGCAAGGCGATGACGCTATGGCATACAGGCCATTTGAAACAGAAATCCGCCAAATTTAAAAGGGGTGAGCGTATTTCAGGTGTATGGGTGGCCGATGATGGCCGATGGCGCTGTGCGTCGCCCTGTGCGCCTCGCCTTTGAAATCGCTCTTAACGCAATTAGCGGTCGATTACAGCGCGACAGGCAATTTCCATGCGTATGTATCGCCAAAATCTGGCGAGGGCTTTCTACGGCGCTCTATGGCGCATGCTTTTTCGAAGCTGGCAATCAGGCCGCATCCGGGTCATAGCGCGACAGCCCGGCATTGTGCTCGAAGCTCGGGTCTATACCCTTCGGAACCTGCCGGGTAACGCCATTGCGCTTGTCATGAACGGCGCGTGTTTCGGAAATCTCGTCAACGCGATCCTCGGGCGTCACCTCGAGCGTCTCTCTGCGCATGCGGGCCTTCGAAACTTGTCGAGCATAGCAGCCGCACTGCCATCCATTCGGGGGCCAATGTGTTTTCCATAACGGATGATCGACGGGCAGCACGATCCCGTCGAATGGCTTGTGGGCGTCGCGCTTGCTCGGACGGTCGACCTGAATGTACTGAAAATACGGCATGAGCGCCTTGTTGCGCTGCGCTCGCTCCCATCGACCGGCTGCGCGGGCGCTGCGCAAGTTGGTGTCGTAGATGATGCGGAGCCGCCGGGCCGACCCGAGCTGGACCTCTTCGGTCAGGCCCGTCCTTGGGTCGATCATGGTATCGCGACCCCACCACCCCAGATCCTTCAGCACCGGTTCGAGCTTCTTGAGAAAGGTCTCGTAGGTCACGCCCTCTGCAATCGCCTCGTCCACGGCCTTGCGGATCGCGCCGAGCACGTCGTCAGAGAGCGCCTTGGCAACCGTGAACCTGCGGGCATGCATCCGCGCCCAGATATCACGGTAGGAGAACCGATCCAGCGCGGCCGCGTATCCCTTTTCGCGAAAGGCCGCGATGGTCTCCTCGTCGGACAGCGCCTCGAACACGGTGGTGCTCATAGCGCTTCCTCCTCGACACCATCGCGCAACGGCAGCCCGACCTCGCCGCCGATCCGAACCGCGAACGCAGCCCTGTTGAGATGGTCGGCCAGCGGAACGAGGGCGTCATCGGAAAACGAGAAATCTCCGAGCCGGTCCCGCAAGACCTCCAGATCGTTCGTGCCGTCGACAAGATCGAGAAGGGGCGCGAGGATATCGGCAGCTGCCGCCTGGGGCGCACCTTCAGCAATCAGCTGATCGACGAAATCCGCAATCGTGTCCTTCCGGCCGTCTTCTTCGGAAAACTCCTCAGGCGGGGTATCTTCGGGTGGCTCTTGCGAAGGGGCTGCTCTCTCGTAGCCCTCGCCGTAAACGGAGCGCACGCGCTCCTCGCTCGGCACCCAGCCAACTACCTTAAGGTTCTTGTCGCGGCTGGCTGCCTTATCCGCATCCTCGGGCTCGTCCTTCTCGCGCACGAGCAGCGGCGGGGCCGCGTCCTCGCCATAATTCCACCGCGTCCACCAGGTCGCCGGCCCTTCATTGAAGCTGCCGCACAGAAGATCTGCATCTGCCTGAGCGACCTCATCGCGCACGTCCATATGGACTTCACCTTGCGCCCTCGACGCCCCGTCATCCGTCGTCATGGTCTGGCTCAGCACGATCTTGGCGATCATCCCGTCAAGGAACTCATGGAATTTATGGTAATCCATGCCGGCGGATTTCGAGCTCTCGAGATAGTCGACCGGGAACTTGTCGGGCATCATGATGCTGCTGTTCGAGCGGATCGCTTTAAGGGCCGCAAGTGCCTTGTCGATATCTTCCTGCGCCGTGCCTGAGGGGAAGCGTCCGACGGCCGTCGGCAGTGCGAACTTGTCGAGAGCCACCATCCAGGCGCGCAGCCCATGTCTTCGGAAATAGACTGGCCAATAGAGAAGATGGGCAAGGCCGAGACCATAAGGCTCGTCATCGGTATCGCTGCCGACCGACATGACCCAGAACTTCTTGTCGGGCATCAGGCCCGGATTGCGGTTGATGGTGGGGCGCAACATCAGCTGGCCATCGACATCGAAGCCGAAGCGGCGCGCCCGGCGCACCCGGATATTCTCGAAGGTGACGCGGTTGCCCTTTATACCCCAGAGGCATTCGCCGACGCCATACCCGTAGAAGACGCCCCAAAGCAGCCTGCGGGCAATCGTATCCATGGGCAACGCGGTGAGCTGCTCGGTCAGCTCCTGAGCGGCCTCGACGCTTGCCGGGCGATCATCACCGGGCTTCACGTTCCAGGGCATTGCCACGACGGCATCCCGGCGCTGTTGAAGCGTGGACCACACCTGGGCATCACCCCGGACCTCGTCGAAGAGCCGCAGATCATGCGCCGCGCCACGGCCCTGCAGGATCGGGTCTTCCGGCTCTCGAATGCCCTCGAGCCAGAGATTGAGGAACTCGTCTCCATCCCGGGCGGCGGCGGCTTCGCCAGGCGGCGGGCCATCGCCTGCCTTCTTGATTTCGTCCGCATCAGCCATCCATGCCTCCCATGTAATCGTCGTAGGCGATGCCGGTACCGACCGAGCCCCAGCCGCCCGAATCGTCGCTATCGCTTCCAGGATAAACGCCTGCGCCATGGCCGTGCGCATCAGCGGCATAGCTTTCAGCCTCCGCGAGGCGCTGATCGCCCGCATAGGAACCGAACTCGACGACATCCTGTTGTGCCGAGAACTCCATCAGCAGTGCTGCCAGCGCGGTATCCGCGTGGCGCTTGCCGCCATCTGCGCCCGTGTTCTCGAACCCGTCCGGGATTTTCACCACGCCGTTCACATAGGCCAGTGCGCAAAAATCCGTGACGATATCATCGTCCGCCGCAACCGAGAGCGAAACATCCTCGATCGCCGAGATAATCTTCGGCCCGTGATCACGATACCATGCCGTGCTGAACACCACTTCCGCGACCCGATCGCCATATCGCACCCGGGCACTCTCCGCCGTGTCGGCCCCAAGCCCGCCCGCATCAATCGCGGCGCTCCAGACACCCTTCAAGCGATCAAGGATGAAGAACAGGATTTGGCGTTGGTTCTCGAAAGGAAGCCGCCGCAGCTCCACGATCAGCGCCGTCTCGCGTTTCAACCCCGCGCCGATCGTCGCCAACCAGAACGAGGTCAGGTGCCCCTTGCGGGCGATATCAGCGCCAAGGGCCTTGCGGGTGCGCGGGTGAAGCTGCGCCAGGACCGGGGCGATATGCTCCTCGCACCAGGCTGCGATCTCCGCGCGCCGATGCTCCTCGGGAAACTCCAGAAACTCGGGATCCTTCGCGAGTCGGATGACGGGAATGGTCTTGTCAACGCAAGCCAGCACCTGGACGCGGCTGACGGCCGAGCCCTCGGCATCGCGCGGGATCGTGTCCAGTTCCTCGTGCTCACGGGCCTTGTCGGTATAGGAGCCCCGGATCGTCCGGTACCATTCGTCGAACGGCATGATGTCGGGCCGCATCATCTTTACGCGCTCGTAAAGGCCGTTCTCGATGACCTCGTCGAAGGTGATCCGCTGGACGGAATAGGACGTCTTGCCCGCTCGTGTGCGCTCGATC